TTTAGTTTCTGTAGTTTATTATGATAATCCATTAGTGATTACATATTGAGGCCATGCAATTTGCACGCCCACTTTAAAATTTGATCTTAATCTAACCTCGTCAAAATCAACACTGTAGAACATTTTAAGTGTCTCAGAATCCGATAATAGATCCACTCCTAAAACTAAATAGCCAGCCGGAGCTAATACTACTAAGTTTGAACCGTTAAGACCTCCAACTGGATGAACTAAGATATTAGTTGCTGGGTGGAATGTCTTGAACTCTTCGTAAGACCCTTCAGGATTGAAATGGTAATAATTCGAAGTTCTGTAGTTAATAAGATATTTTCTATAATTCGCATGTGACATGAACACAACCCAGTCAGTTCTGTTTACAACATCATCAGGGATTTGTTCGATAAGAACATCCACCTGAGTTAATGCAGATACTGAAGAGATTGCTGATTGACCAGTAACAACAATACCACCTGTTACAGTAGATTGAGTTGATCCTGATTGTCTAAATAATTCTTTGAATCCTGAGAAACAAGTAGAAGCTGAAGATGCACCCCAGATTTGGTTCTCGATATATTGAGAAATCTGTTGCGTCTTTAAAATTGAAATTTGCTCCTCAAATGGAACTGTCTCTGGATATGAGCCAGGAGTTAATAACTGACCAAGCCAGTAATCATTTAAATCTGCGGGACATAACGCTTCATTAACTTTATATTGACATACAGTGATGTCTCTTTGTGTGTAAGTAGTTTGACCTGAGCTTGACCATCCGCAAGTTCCGTCTTGAACCACTAAAGTAGAGTCAAGAAGATTGATTGCTTGTGACCCTTTAATTCCAGGTTGAACCTTAATAATCTTAGCCGTTTCGCCTTCCAATATTGCCTTTCTGATTAACTCTCCTCCCACTTCATCAGTGTAAGTCGCCAAGCTAGAAAGATTGAAACCGAAATCGTATTTTTTTGGTGTTGCCATAATTGATAATTCTTTTGGTTTTTTTATTTTATTTTTTATAAGAATTTACTCTTAATTGTCTAAGTTGTTCGAACAACTCAGATTTCGATGCGTTTAAATCAGCACCGATGTTTTTTGGTTGATTGATTGGCTGACCTGCAGGTTCTTTTGAGAACTTAGCAACCTTAGCCTTCATCTCTTCTTGGTCTTTAACAATACCACCAATAGCTTCTTTGATTTCTCCAAGAACAGACATAACTGTCTTTTTGAATTCACTATCGATAATATCATTTCCTTCTGATAAATCAGGAGTCATCCCCATTTCTTCTTCAATAACTTTTTCTTCGTCTGAAGCAAGTTCTACATTTTCTCTTTCAGTGATTTTTCCGTCTTTGGTGATAATCTTGAATGTAACTTCTTTACCTTCACTATCCTTGAGCTTTAATTCATGCTCACCGTCTGGTGCAGGTGTTTCTTTTCCATCAGGACTAACAACAAAAACATCTTCACCCACATCAAATGTAGGGGACTTAACAATTGTTCCGTCTGATAATACAGCGTCAACGAATTCTTGTGTTTTCTTTTCCATATCGTATTTTATTTCGAGAACCTTGCCGTCCTCTATTTTTATTTTGGTCGTATCTTCCAATTCGAATTCTCCATCGGGAGCTGGTAGTTGACCGTTTTCCGTAATTATAAATATCGGCTCACCTACTGTAAGGTTTGACTCACTGATTAATTCGTTCGAACCATCAGCAAGTTTGTAACTATTGAATTTATACAGACCTAGCAATTTATTTATTTTTCTGATCGCATCTTGGTAATTCATTATTTAACTTCTTTTAATATAGATTTTATTTGTTCTACGATGTCTTTGTCTTGTGTAGAGAATTTGGCTTTCTCTATGAAATATCCTTGAACTGAAAAACCTTTTAGTTTTCCGTCTTTTACCTTAGACCAAGTATCATTGTCGTTTACTTTCATAATTATCATCCAAGTTCCTGCTGGATAATTCATACCGAACACTTGTTGTTTGTCCTTTTCAGGATCTTCAACAATCCATGATTCAACTACATCTACATCCCTTAAGAACTTCTTTTGATGTTCTATATTCGTTGCATCCAACAACTTATCTTTCATAAACTTCTGTTGAAGTTTTTTAATAGTATCGGCTGTAAAATAGACATAATAAATATCACCAGTAATTTCATTCCTCCTAATAATCATTTTATCGGGGATCATGGCTGCTCCAACAACTAACTTTTGATCTGCGTTGAAGACACTGAAAGACATATCGTTTCTAATCGACTCTAATTTTTTTGATGCCCATTCTACTCCTGTCGTTCCTCCCCATCCTAACCAAGCAACATACCCATTGTCTTTCCAAGGTGTATCTTTAAACTCGGGGGCAACTTCTGCATTCTTTCTATGTCTTTGGAACCCTGACATTCTGGCGATTGTTTCCTCAGAGATATTTTCTCCTTTACACAATTGGTTTGCTCTTACCCATCCAACTTGAGTCATCCCTTTTACTTCATCCCCATGTTCCTCTTTCCATTTGATGGCTTTACAAGCGTTATTTTTGGCACTTTCAGGATAGTCGTTATAAGATTGGAATTCTTGTTTCATCATTTCCATTGCCATCTTTTCAGGGACACAATTAGGAACCTCTCTTCCGTTCAAATCTTTCGTTCCAATTGCTTCATATCCTGGCCAGCAAGCATCTTCAAGATCGGCCATCTCCAAATAACTCTGTATTTTCATTAGGTGTCCGTCCATAAATGTCGTTTCGTGTATCATCCCTACTTCCTCATCGATCTCGTGTATCAAGTCCTTAAAATCAGAAACCAATAGTTCGGCTTGAACCATATCTTCAGGTGATGAAATACCTTTGTCTATAACTTCTGATTCTATACGGAAAATATTGTCTGCGATCTGAGCGGCACTTCTAACCATACCTTCAGTTTCCTCATCCAAAGGCATCGAAATAAGGTGTTGAAATAACTCGATCGCTTTAGGACACATTTGAAAGAACCTTGTTTGAAATCCAAGAACATTCATATTCCCTTCCTCTGAAGCTAATACAGGATGTCTTTCAACTTCATCCGTTACTTGATCTACATATGGTGCTAGTGCTGAAACATTTGGATTACCCTCAGATGCAAATCCAGTTCTCGGTGGGGTATTACCCGCTTTGATAGTTGCCGTTGTTCTTGTATCAGGCCCTGGCATTCCATCCTCATCAATAAGTCCTTTTCTAACTGAACTCTTATTGATAATCTTTCCTTCCCTTCTATAAATCAATTGAACCCACTTATGACGACAATTGAAACTTCCACGCCATTCGAACACCGAATAACCACTAGGGCCAACAGGGTTCACACTTCTTGTGGACATTTCATCAATATCTTCTATACGAAATACTCTATTGGCTGACATCATCTCAGCACAGAAAGTTCTGTTTTTTCCATCACTAGGGCCAACATACTTGTATCTGAATCTTACTTCAGGTGTATCTTGTGCTGATGGAGCATTAGGGTCGGCTAATATATTTGAGAATTCTTGTTGACCTAAGTGTTTTACTTCACTTATGATCCAACCGTCTTTTTCTAAGAACCCCTGAGGTTCTCCGTAGGCTTGAAACATTTGTATTACCCTTGGAACTTCCTCGTCGGATAAAACATATCTTGATTCTTTCTTTTGTTCTTGGTCTTTGAAATATTCGAATACAGCTTCGTGTGCCGGATTCTCAACAAGAGCAATCCCATCCAAACCTGCATTATCGTCTTCGTCCTCAATGAGTAATTCGATTATTCTTGGAGTCATATACTAATAAATATCTTTTTTATTGAAAATGTAAAACCTAAAGTGTTGAACGAGATTTTTGTGCCATATCGAACTGTTGCATAGAGGTCATATCAGAAGCAACCACATAAGTTTTTATAGGTATTGCTTCACCTCCTCCGCCTCCACCTAACATCGCAGATTCAGTTGCGGCAATCTGAGCCGCAGTTACACCACCACCAAATTGGAATGATGATCCTCCTCCCGCTTGATTTATTGCAGATAATAGGGGTGCGAACATTTGTGTCGAAGCGGCATTGATCACCGATTCACCATTAGACAACATTGCCGGTATTGAATCATCAGTCGAACCACCAGGGCCTGACACGATTCCACCTGAAGCCAATTGTCTTGGTTGTGATTCTGCTGCATTAGCCCCTCCACCACCTTGAGCATCTGTTTGGTCTATTTGTTTTATACCATTGATCGTTGCTCCGATTGCTGTGGCGACACCTGCAGCTCCTGCGGCAATTATCGCAATACCAGCGGGGGTTAAATAACCAGCCTTAGCAGCGTTCTTTTGTGTTTGAATAACAATAGAGGCAATACCAGCTGCGTTCTCAATAATAAGACCAGCCTTAGCAAGACCCTTATTTTTACCGGCTGCCGCAGATATAAGTTTCCCTATACTTCCAACCGCATCAGCATATGCAAGTTGAGTTGCCACTCTTGCATCCTTCGAGTCCTTCTCAATCTTATCTCTCTTCTTAGCTTGTTCTTTTGTGAAGGCCGTATAGTTTTTATCAAGTTCGGCAAGTTTCGTTTTATTCTCACCTGCAGCTTTTACTTGAGCATCATAGTTTTCTTTAGCAATTCTATCCTCTTCTAATAGGATTTCTTTTTTCCTTTCTAATCTTGTATTTTCAGCATTAAGTTCCTCTTCTAAGGCTGTCATCCTTTCAAGGTTCTTATCTACTCTTTTCTTTGTTTCTCTATCTAAATCTTTTTGAGCTTCTTGATCTTGTAATAAACCGAATTGGGCTATACTTTTTGTCAGTTCACCAATTCTTTTCAATTCGGCATCTGTAAGTTCAGTCCCTGCCTTTTGTCTGGCTGTGATTGCGGCAAGTTCATCAGTATAAACTTTTAATTGAGCATCAGCTTTCTTTTTAGCTGCAGCGATCGCCTCATTTGAATCCTCACCGTATTTTAACTTTTGTTTCTCATAAAAAAGAGTTGATTCGTCGAGTAAGGTTTGGTTCTTTTGAACTTCTATTGCCAACAACTTTTGGAAGTCTTCCGATGCCTTTTTTAATTCATCCTCCTTGGCTTTCTTTCTTGATTCTTGGTCGTTCTTAATTGTATCAGCAATTGCCTTAGCCTGTTCCTTATCTCTCACTTCTCTTTGAGCCTTCGAAAGCTTACTATCCTTATCTTCCAATGCATTTTTATCTGCATAATATTTTTTTAACTTGGTTTCTAAATCCTTGTAGTAAGCCTCGTCCTTCTTTTGAGTAAAATCTTGGAACCCTGTTAATAATTTTATTTCAGCATCAATATTGGCAATTTGTGATTGTCTTTTCTCTTTAGCCCTTGCCGCTGCTTCTTGAGCAGCAGCCTTAGCCGCAGCTTGTTGTTCCGCAAGTAAAGCCGCTTGTGCTGCGGCTGTTTTCTTTCCAATCTTCGCTTCTTGACCTGAAATTTCCTCTATTTGTCCGACCGTTCCATAAAGGGTATTAAGTTTGTCTCTGTTAAGTCCTTTTAATTCTGTAACTGAATTCGCAAAGTTCTCTATCTCTTGTTGGTTGGCTTTTTGTAGAGCAGTCACTTTGTCTTGAGATAGACCTAACTCAACTGCTAGTTCTATTGCTTGGTTCCTCGCTTTCTTTAAGGCTCTTTCCCTTCCCTCCTTAGCAATTGATCTTTCGAGTGCTTCGGCATCTTTCAACGCCTTCATTCTTTCTTCGATAGGTTTCTTTGAGTCACCAGCAATTTCTCTTGCTTCGGCTAAGGCTCTATTTGATTTACTTTGTGCTAGTTCATATGCGGCTTGACTATCTTCCAATTCATCGAAGGCTTCAGATACACCTTTAAGTGCATCACCAGCTCCTGATGCCCCACCAACTAATTCACTAAAGAAGTTTCCAACTGCGGCTGCACCATCAGCAATCTTTTCTAATAAAAAAACAATTGGAGGGAGTATCGCATTGGCTAGTTGACTAAATAAACCTGAAAATACTTGTGTAATTTTATTGAGGGGATCTAACACACCTTCCATCTCTCCTAACTTCTGTATTACTTTAGCAACGACAGTGGCAATTAATGCTAATGGAGATGCTTTGAGTAACATGTTAAAGTTTCCAAATAGTTTTCCTACACCTTGAACTGATTGTCCTACTGTTCCTAATACACCTGGTAATCCTGCTAATTGGTCTACGAACCCTTTATTCGAATTCTTAGCAGTATCGAATGCACCCTCAGTTCTTTTGATCTCCTTTTGAAGATCCTTCCATTCTTTCGAATTGATTTGTGTGTTATTAAGTTTTTTGTAAAGGTCGGATAATCTTTCTTGGAACCCATTTATGCTTCCTACTGTCTGATCGATCTCTTTACCGTCAACTTTTACCTTGTAAGTAAAAACTACAACTTTTCCCATATACTATAAAATATCTATTTTTCTTTTTTTATTAACAAGTCCCATCATATGCTTGAATATCCCAATTACAACCACAACTTAAATTTACTCCTGTGAAGGTGCAAGTTCCACCACCAGGATTCAAGTCACAACAGAAACTAGTGAATGAACAGTCAATAAGAACTATCCTTTGTCCTGCAATATTAGATCCATAATTTATTGTAACTGTTTCACTCGATCCTGTAGTTGTTGTGTTATAATAACCTGGAGGGTCTGATGGTATAATCGGAAATGTATCACCTGATAAATAAGTTACAGGGACACTATTAACCTCAACACCGGTTATTGGAACATCCAAACTCGTATCAGTTCTTACCGTTAAGAAAGCACAAGTTTCAATAGAAACCGAAGGAGTTATACTTGGAGTTGGAGTGTTTGTCTGAGTTGCGGTATTAGTAGGAGTGTTGGTTGGAGTGTTTGTTTGTGTTGCTGTATTAGTTTGCGTCATACTAGGAGTTGGTGGTGGTTCAGGAGGACAAGCACAATCAATACATTCTGTAGGTTGTTGAATCGCATATCCTGTGCCTGATTGAGTTTGTGGATTACTACCACAATAAATAAATAATAAACCAAAATCGTTTCCTGGTATTGTAATAAATGTTAAGACATTATCACAGTTGATATAATTGAAGGTATAATCACCAAATCCTGTATTCATCGCTTCAATACAATAACTAGCAACTTTGGTTGGGCTAGGAGTTGGAGTGTTTGTTTGAGTTGCTGTATTACTCGGAGTTTGAGTATTAGTTGGAGTCACTTGTAAAGTCGAACTTGGAGTGTTGGTTTGAGTGGCTGTCATACTTGGTGTTTGTGTCATCGAAGGAGTTTGAGATGCGGTATTACTTGGTGTCAGTTGTGGACTACTAGTTGGCGTGGCTGTTTGTGTTGCTGTATTTGTTGGAGTGACTTGTAAGGTTGAAGTTGGACTCATCGAAGGAGTTTGCGTTTGAGTCATTGTATTACTTGGAGTAACATTCGGAGTTTTTGTTTGACTAGGAGTTTGCGTTTGAGTTGCTGTAAAACTTGGAGTGGGGGTTGGTTCCCCTCCACAATCATATATTCCAGGTATTAAATATGGTTCAGGTATTGATGCTATACCTTGACCGGCAAATGAGAATACACCTGATGTATTACCCGATGATGCAGACCAGTTTATACCATCTGTTGAATAACCATAGATACGAGGTGCTCCACCTGTTAAATTAGTTCCACCCGCAACATAATATGATCCGTTATAAATTATTGAACTACAGAGTGTGAATATATCATTTGATCCATTACCACTAAACCAACTAACCCCATCATAAGAGTAAAGTATAGTTGCGAATGTAGATACTCCTGTTGCTCTCTGTCCTCCAACTATAAACTTACCACCATCCCATATTGCGTGATATGCTAATGTGGTTTGTCCGCTTGATGAACCACTCCAAATTATACCATCATCACTATAAGCAATATCTATGAGTGTTCCGCCAGCAGCAACCCATCTTGAACCATTTGAGGCAAACCCTCTAACTTGTCCGTTGAATACCGTATCTGCGTTTGTTGATGCCGACCAGTTTAATCCATTATAAGAATATTGAATAACACCTGTCGCACCTGTTGTGCCAGCACCTATATTACCACCAACTAACCACATATTACCATTCCAAGCAGCATCATAAAATATATCTATACCTGTTGATCCTGAACTAACTATATTGTTCCAACTAAATCCATCATTAGAATATAAGATGACCCCTCTGTTACTTTTACTACCACAAGCAATCCACATATTACCATTACTTGCTACACCTAATAAACTGTCGGCAAGTGTATTGACTGAAGTATTAGCACTCCAAGTAATACCATCATAAGAATAACCTAATCTGTTATTCGAACCACCAACAGTAATCCATAAATCACCATCGGTTGCTATATCAAACTTTCCTGTAAATGTTCCTGCAGAAAATAATGATCCGTTTGTTGAAGGAGACCAATTCAATCCATCATAAGAATAAGATAAAGCCCAATTCTTATTAGGTTCTGTTCCTAATACTTGATTAGCAGCAACTATAATACCCTCTCTCACACAAGTAGGGCTCGGAGTAATACTCGGGGTTGGTGTAAAAGTGGGGCATGGTGATCCCGTATTAGTATTAGTTGGCGTGTTGCTCGGTGTATTAGAGGGGGTTTGACTGACAGATAATCTCATAACTTTTTTTATATTTTAACAATACGCATCGATCGTAATTATAGGGGTTCCCGTATATCCTAATGTTCCAACTTGGATACATGTTGTGTAACCTATTGTATTAGCAGGTATTAAACCTCCTGTTGATGTTTCACTATCACAAATGAGTCCCGTCCAATTCACATCAAAGAAAGTATTATTGTTGATTTGATATTCAGCACATTCACGAGGATTTGATGGACTAGGAGTTTGAGTCATCGAAGGAGTTTGCGTTTGAGTTTGCGACGGAGTGAGATTTATAGTTGAGGTTGGAGTTGCGGTATTTGTATTGGTTGGAGTTACACTCGGAGTCACGCTTGGAGTTTGAGTATTACTTGGTGTCACGGATGGAGATGAATTAGGACATACAGTTTGACTCGGACTTATAGTTGGAGTTAAACTTGCTGTAATACTCGGGGTTGGAGTGTTCGAAGCGGTTTGACTGGGTGTTGGAGGAAAAGGCATATTATGTTTGTTGAACTAAATCTAATGATGTTCTACCTGAACATCCGCAGTTATTATAGACAGCGACACCTGTTGATGTGTAACCACTACCTATAAATACTTGATTGTAATCATAATTCGAATTCGGTGTTCCTAATACCACTTCGTAACATCCTATACTTGTATAAGCGGTTGTGGATCCTGTAAATAAGTTTACATAGTTCCCCACATATGCATAAAGATTATAGTTCAAATCAGAAGTAGAATGGTAATCCGTTCCACCACTACAAGATATTAAATCATAATATAAAACAGGGTGAGGCGTATAGTCCTTCGTCAGTTTTATTAACTCAATATCACATAGACTTGGTTCGGTCAAATTATAACCACTAATTTTGTTTATTCTCCAATAACTATTTTTGATGACAATTTTTTCATCAAATCTTAGGTCGGCAATTTCATATGGGGTCAAGTATATCTTTGACTTCATAATTTTATTTTGAGGAGATACTATGTCACTAAT